TTTATAATGAATACGATCTACTTCCAAGACTTGCAAATCAACTACGCGGTAGGAGACTATCAAAGTTACGACTACCCCAAATCGGATGAAGTGATAAGCTACCCTCCTTGTTACACTTTGCCGACTACTCATTTTGAGGTTGCTTTGTTTGAAGAGCATTTGAGCAAACTCATCCAGATCAATTGCTACGGTGAAGGAGATTGTTTTTTCAGATGTTATCATCAATACAATTTTCTGCATTACTATGACGGTCTGACCCTTCCAAGAATCTCCACCAATGATCTGTACAAGATCATTGGCGAGCCTGTTGGAACTTGGATCACTGATAGACACATATCCATGTTGGCAAACTCGCTTGGCGTTACTTTTTGGATCATCTCAAAGTTAGAGGACAAAGGCTGTCTCACAATCTTTGGGAACTCAGGGCCTGTTTGCTGTATGAGAAACATAGGGAATTATCATTATGTGTACATGCACATGATGAACAGCCCAACGAGTCCTAGGCAATTACTTGATCCAACTATCAAGATTAGTGAGCTGCCAGATCAGTTAACCTTCACATACAGTTTGTTTTCCTCACCTCTTTCTTTCGCTCTAAACACTAGACCATCAAGAATAGATGTTGAGATCCATGAGATTGAAGAACTAGTATCTGAAGGCAGAGCTATCTTAGATAGTCGCGAACAACCTCACAGATTGTATTACAGCACCTTGGTTAATTTCTCCTCAATTCATGCCTTCATAACCAACAACTTGCATGAAGTAACCGCAGTGTGGTCGGGGGATGAGCCTGTTATGTTAGAACAACTTCCTATGTTCTTTTCGGGTACCTTTTCAAGTGCCAATGTGGATGTTGGATTTGAAGAAGAATTAGGGTTTGACCCTGAAGAGGAAGCAGATGAAGAAAAGAGATGGGGAGATTACTCATTTCAAGAGGAAGAAAAGGAGACGATGATTTATGAAGAGTTGCTTCCTTTGCCCGTCAAACCTGATATGAAGCTTATCTATGCTTACATGCGAAATGTCAGCTTATTCGAAGTCTCTGACCTAGATGTTGCACTCAACTGTTTCAACATCCTTCACAACACTATTTTGGATTCTCTATATCAGCTGGATGAACAAGGAGCCATTGTTCCCAGGGAGTTTCTGAGACACTATTACAAGTTCCGCCATGAGATCTTTTGTTTCCTTTGCTGTCATGATCTAGGCATGAGAAAATTAGGTACGGATATGAATCTTCGCAAATGGATCTCCAGCAATAAGACTCCTGATTTTGTAAAAGAAGATGATGATAAGATCTTGATCTTTGAATTCACTGTCAGCAATAGATACGGCACAGCTGATTACAATAAAGGTGGTGGAATTTTTGATGTTAAATACTCAAGAGAGGCAGAGTTGATCCAAGAAGCTTCTGGCAAGAAAACAATTGTCAAAATTGTTCCTGCTATTCTGGATGTTTTCAATATTGACGAAGTGATTGATATTATGAAACCTCATGCTGGTTTGAGTAGAGATCACTTAGATTTCTTTTTCTCCATCTGCAATAAGATGAAGAGTGTGATTTCAAATGCCTACTTCAACTCCTTTGCTCTGGCATCAGGTGTCAAATGCATGCCGGATGACATGAAGGAGCATGAATCTCCTGCTCTGATGAGTACAGTCATGTTGGATTCCAAACTGGTAGGTCTTGTCATGAAAAACTGGTCCGGCATGTTCCGCTATCTTGAGTCACTCAGTAAAAGATCTTCAAAACCAAAGAAGGTGGCTTTTGTATATGATGTGAAAACAGGCTCAACATCGATGAACACAGCACCCAAGAATCTTAGACAAATGTCTCTAGATAACGCCAGAAGAATTCTCCGAGACAACAAATTTACTGAAGCAATTTCACAAATGAATTTCATGGATGGCAACAGCAAGGTAGATATGTCAGAAGTGAGGGGTGATGTGCCTGTGACTGTCAAACATGAGAAAAAGAGAATGCAAAGGAACAAATGGAATTACCCTTCTAGTTATACTAGATCGTATAAAGTGCGGGAAGTGTTGGTGGAAGATGACTATTCTGCTCCTGAGCCAGATTGGGAGTCTCTGCCCAAAAAACATTCATTGATGGTGGGATTCCAAGAGGACTACTATGATAAGCTGATTTCTGATGATTACATTAACTTGATGTCTTCCAGGGATGAATGTTTCCTTGCTGACAACACAATTTCTCAGGAGTATATCGAAGAAGCAATGAGAACTTTTGATAATGCTTACAAAGAGGCTAACGAAAATAGTTCTCTAATGATTGGATCGAAACAGACTTTCATGATGCCTTTCAGTACAATCCCTTTGTATCACGTCAGTTTGGATGAAATGCCTCATAGACTGATCGGCTTTTACGAGAAACATGGAATTGGCAGATACACTAAAATGATCATAGCCAAGGCAGCCAAGGGGCAGTTTTTCCAAGCGAGAGAGAGATTAGATCCAGAAATTCAGCAAGCTGCTTCTGAACTTTCTGAAGCAAGACAGGAGCAACATCAGGCCATGAGGAAATTCAATCTTGTAGGTCAGAAGTACAAGTATATGAAAACAGAAGACAGAGTGAGACTGGTTGAATATAAAAATAAATTCACTAATGCACAAAGGAAATACCATCGTCTACTATCTCAAGCTAAGAAGGTAGGAACCAGGGTTGTTAAACTTGGTTGTGGGAAAGGGTCAATGGTTAAGAAGTTGTTTGAGGAAGAAATGCTTCATTTCCAAAAGGGAAACAAAGGTTTAAAAGGATTGGGAGTCATCACCAACTTTGAACAACTGAATGATTTTTTCCGTCAGCTTGTTGATAGATGCATAGCACCCGGCTTTTCTTCTGACACCAGCCCCATCTTGTACAACAGAGTGAGAGGGCCAGGTCCAGATTTCCTCACAAAAGAAAAGGAGTTGTACACAGAACGATGGGATGAGTTTTATCGTTCGAACTTCGGTTCCACTATGTTGGAACAGCTCAGCATGATTGCTTCCAATTTAGCCAAGCTTTTGTTCAACGAAGGAGCAAAATCATACAACAATGATTTTGTAAAGGTTGACAATCTAGGGTTTTCAAACATGCTCGTCTTAGTGCGCGGAGGCAAGAAAAGTAGTTCAAACAATCTATCAAGATTGTTCAAAGTGATTTTCAGGGTTGCAAAGGGAGACGAGAAATATTTAGGATACACAGGGAATAGATTTTTCGAATGTATTGAAACGCAGAATTCAACAATTATCTGCACTCCATGGCAGCATCTTCATCTTGATATCCTATATGACTGGTTCTCCATGAGAGAAAGAGTTTTCATAAATCTGTACAGCAATCATATCCGATCAGGCCTGCAACCAAACGATCCTCAACTTCGATTAAATGTGCTACCTAGCTTGTTGGCGTTCCACAACAGAAGAAAAACGGAAAAGCTTCTCCACAATGTGCGTTATCTCATTGTCAATCCACTCGGACAATACAGTAACATCAAATCAATCATCAAAGGCTTTGCTAGCATTAATGTCACTTATTTCGATGCATGGCTTAAAGAATGTCTATCCAGAAGATATGTGGAATTTGCAGGAAAGATGATGGAGATTGCACAAGATAAGTCTCGTTCATTTGATAACTTATTGGTCAGCAATTCCATTAAAGATTTGTGGTTTGACGAACCTTTCTGCAACACAGACCAATTGACCTCATTTATTTACATTACTTACATGATGACCAAAGCACCCGTCAATGCTTCAGTTGAGCAAGCTTTGAATCTGAAAGAGATTTTGGAAGATGTGAACTATTATGAAGATGTTCATAAGGATGTGTCCGGAATGTCAGACCCTAGCCAACGCATCAATGTTTTCAATTACAAAAACGGAGATTACAACGAAGATTTCAATTATGATCCTCAATTCTGTCAATTTTTAGGTTACTATGCCGCCGGAATCCTGAGAAATAGATGTGAGCCCTACGAGATTGAGTCCGCATGGAATAGATGCAAAAACATGGGAATCCGAAAAATTGCAAATTCCAACGGTCTAAGAGGATTTGAGAAGGAGAACTTTTTCTCAAGGAAAGGGTATGAAGTCGTATATGACTACGTGATTAAGTGTCTAGAAGAGAAATCTGTACACTTGGAGCAATTAGTGGAAGAATACTATGCAATGGATGATTTAACTGCTTCAGAGAGAATTAAATCAGACTCAATCAAATGTTCTGAAATTGTGTTAGACAAGGCGACATTTCATATAGTCCATAAGATACAGAGAGGCGGAAACAGAGAAATTTTCTGCATGGATTTTGTAACTAAGAGTCACCAAGCACCTGTTGAGAAATTCTGGGCATTTCTATGTGGAAGAATGCAAAATGAGTATATTTCCGTGCCCTCATCAAAAAGACATTCCATGATTCACACTGATTTCTTTGAGAAAAAGAGACATGGTTGGGTTAAAACTGTCTTACGGTGGGTTCTGGATTGCAGAAGATGGGCTCCTCATTCAGTAATACAGAAGTATCTTCACATGCTCCATGGGTTGAGTTACATTCTTCCAGAAGATTTCGTAGAGTGGTGTGAAGATTTGCTATTGAAAATGCTAGACAAAGAATTTGTCACTAGAGGTCATGTAATGAAAGTGATAGACAAGAACAAAGCTTATGAAACATTGAAAGATAAGATAGCTAAGGATCCAGAGGTTGAAGACAAATACGGATTCAAAGTCAGATTTTCTTTTGTCATGGGCATCTTCAACTACATGTCGTCCTTCATGCATGCCGCAAACCAGATGGTGGCATCTGAAGTGATTCGATCATACAATTTAAGACAAGGAAACGGTTTGGTTCTTATGGACCCTAAATGCCATTCTGATGACAGCGTCATCAGTAGCTATCATGAAAAAGACAGTTCAGTGTACCCATCAGTGAAGCTATATGATTGGATGCTTAAATGCTCAAATCACATGCTTTCGGTGAAGAAAAGTCAGGTGAACAGGGATGTGTATTTGGAATTCTTGTCCATTCTCTATCTATTCGATCGTTATGTTCCCGTTATTCCCAAGTTCATGTCTTCAATCCCGTTCAAGCCAACTGATCAAGGCTATTCCTCTGATGTCTCATTTGCTGTAACACAATCCAACGAGATTTTGATCAATGGAGGTACGATTGAAGAAAGCTTCCTGATTTTGAAACTCACTGAATCTTTTATTCAGAAAATTTACAACTTGACTCCCAATGAACGACTTCCTTACAATTTTCTCGGAATGATTGATAGTCATCCTCTGGAATTGTTATTGGGAGGTAGTTCAAGTGAATTAATCAAATGTAAGCAGTTCGAACCAGACCTTTTCTGGGCAACGTTCAACATGCTTAAGAAGCAAGGGATCATAAACCCTGAGAATCCAATGCAAATCAGCATCATGTGGGATATGAGATCTAGGAGGAATCTACGTTTAGTTAAGAAGTACGGTCAATGGGAACAACTAGTCAACACTGTTATCTCTCAAAACCCTTGGACTATGGAAAGATGCAGCATGGGTAACGAGTTCCTGTCTTTCCTTTGGTATATGGCTAAGTTGCGGGATCCTAAATACTATTCCTCAATGGTACATGAACCCGAAAGTCGAAGATTCACAAGAGCTTTTGGCTCATTCAATTACAGAAACATCCTATGTTCTAACGGGGAGATGTTGCCTGTCAACAGACTTGCCACGTTATTGAAGGACATTGACCCAATCCCTATGAATAAGGAAATTGATGAGACTTTAAACAACATATTAGACAAACTCCATGAGGATCTATTAACTTGGTATGATGCTCTGGAAGGAGCAGAGTGGTCAGATCTGATGAAACCTAATGGGTACAAAGACAAACCAGTGCATTTCTGTTTTAACTTTCCTGAATTGGGGAACATTAAGTTGCGAGCTGAAGAATATGTAACCTATAAGAGAGAACCAAAAGCATTTAGATTACTGGGCAAAACTGAGAACCCTGTGAGAGATGTCAAGAAAATTGATGATTATCTGGCATCTCTAGGTGTCCAGCATGATGGTCTTCCCAAAGATCAACTGTTTTTGATGGTTCAAAAAATATTGGGTTCTGGTCAACACAATTTCAGATTGATTGCTCCGGTACCATCAGGAAGCAAGAGAATAGACAACTACACTACACTCATGTCTTATCATCTTCACAACTCTATCAAAGGTAAAATTCGGGAAGCAGTCTCTCTATCCGTCTCTAGGGTTGATTGGAAGAAGAGTGTGGTCAGAGGGGCAGTTCCAAAGACAGTGCTGGACACTCTCGAACTAACTGAAGTCATGACTATGTGTCGCAAACATAAAATAGATCAGCTAGATATTTTTAAGACAGATATGGAGGCATTGTATCAAAAAACACTCAATGATACTCCAGTCACTTGGCGCCCCTTGATTCATTCAGCCATGTCCAAACATGACATGCCATTGATTGATGAGAATTATTGGATTTACTGGAAAAGAGACCAGATCAAAATTGGGAAAGTCTGGTATGGAGAGGGAGAATGTGTAGTAAAAATACCTGAAGCCGTTTTCACTTTGAAAATAAGAAACGGGCTGGTAGAAAGTATGACTCTGACTGAAGAGCGTATAGTGATGCTATCAGAGACCAGCAATTGGTTTTTGATGAATCTATTTAGCATGACAGGTATGATCATGAATCTAGATCTACAGGAGTTTGCTAATCCTAATCAGATCTACTTCGGGTTCCATGAGAATACCGGAGCATACGGATTCGGTGAGCCCAAGAGATTTGATCGTGTCTTTTTGGGTCATATGTCATTTGGCAGCCAGATTGAATCTTTCATGGTTTCAGAGCCGGATTCAATCAAAAAGGGTCGTTATTATTACTATGACGAACTTCACAAAGTTGAGTTTTTCATTCCAACAGCAGAAATGAGTCAG